TAATCGTGCAGGTGCAAAAGATAATGTCATTGAAGGAGATAAAGCAGCTGGCAGTTATGATAAAATCATGATTACTGATATAGCTATATCACTTTCAAGAAAAAAAGAAGATAAAGTAAATGGCACTGGTAGATTTCATATAATGAAAAATAGATACGGAATGGATGGAATGACTTTTTCAGTTAAGGCTGATACTTCAACAGGTCACTTTGAAGTTCTGGATGAACACTTTGATGACGATAACGAAACACCAGTGAGAAAAATCGAAGGAACCGATTTTAATACTTTAGACAGAGATCTTTTGGCTCAACAATTTTTTCAACTTAGCTTATAACAAACAAAAAAATGGCAAAATCAAATCTTTTGCAGGAGAGAGTCGTCTATAAACCATTCGAATATCCTGAAGCACACGATTACTGGCTAAAACAACAACAAGCACATTGGCTTCATACTGAGGTACCAATGATGAGTGATATAAATGACTGGAAACAAAATTTAACAGAAACAGAAAAGAATATAGTTGGTTCTATATTAAAAGGTTTTGCTCAAACCGAAACCATTGTAAATGATTATTGGAGTGGTCTTGTAACTAAATGGTTCCGTAAGCCTGAAGTTATCATGATGGCCACCACATTTGGAGCATTTGAAACTATTCACGCTGAAGCATATTCTTTATTAAATGAAACACTTGGACTTGACAACTTCTCAGAATTTCTCGAGGATGAAGCTACAATGGCTAAAATTGAAAATCTTATGTCTACTAGGGATAATTTCGATGGTGAAGATGATTTGCAAGATATTGCTAAATCACTCGCTATCTTCTCGGCATTTACCGAAGGAGTTAATTTATTCTCTTCGTTCGCCATCTTATTATCTTTTAAAATGCGAAATAAACTTAAAGGGGTCGGCCAAATTGTTGAATGGTCTATTAGAGACGAGTCAATGCACTCCGAAGCAGGATGTTGGTTATTCAGAACACTTATCAAAGAAAATCCTCACCTCAACACTCCGGACCTCAAAGCAGCGATAAATGAAGCAGCTTTATTATCTCTAAAATTAGAACTTGATTTTATTGATAAAGTTTATGAATTAGGAGATCTTGAAGGTTGTTCTAAAGATGATTTAGTTGCCTTTATTAAAAATAGAGTTAATACTAAATTAGGAGATTTAGGTTATGGACCTATTATTGATGGAATTGATACCAACGCTCTTAAAAGAATGAAATGGTTTGATTCTCTATCAGCGGGTAAACAACACACAGATTTCTTTGCCTCAAGAGTAACTAATTACTCAAAAGGGCATTTACAGTGGGACGAATCAATATTTTAAAAATGGACGGAAATATAACTATAGACACAGTAAATTGGGTAAAAGGAAAAGATTACCCTGAATGGATGGACGAAGTAGGAGTAGCAACCATCTCTAAAGGATACCTACTTCCAGATGAAACACCCAAAAAAGCATATAGAAGAGTAGCTCACGCTGTAGCTACAAGAATTAACAGACCTGATCTTGAAAATAAGTTTTTTAAGTATATTTGGAATGGTTGGATTGGTTTAGCTAGTCCTGTATTATCTAATACTGGAACAGATAGAGGTTTACCTATTTCTTGTTTTGGGATTGATACACCTGACTCTATTAGAGGTATTGGTTTAACAAATGCTGAATTGATGAAACTAACCGCCCTTGGAGGTGGAGTTGGAATTTCAGTTAGCAGAATTAGACCTCGTGGAACCGCCATTACAGGTAATGGTAAAAGTGAAGGTGTAGTTCCTTGGTGTAAAATTTATGATTCTTCAATCATAGCTACAAATCAAGGATCAGTTCGTAGAGGAGCAGCATCAGTAAACTTAGATATCAATCATCCTGATATTAAAGAATTTTTTCAAATTCGTAGACCAAAAGGTGATCCAAATAGACAATGTCTTAACTTACATCAATGTGTTGTCATTGATGATGCTTTTATGAAGCGTCTCAATGACAGAGATAGTGAAACTATGTCTTTATGGTTGGAGATATTAAAAACTCGAGTTGAGACAGGTGAACCTTATATTATGTTTAAGGATAGTGTTAACAAAAATAATCCGTTAGCCTATGCTATGAACAATTTAGATGTTAGTATGACTAATATTTGTACTGAAATTACACTCCATACTGATGAGGAACATAGTTTTATTTGTTGCTTAAGTTCACTTAACTTAGCTAAATATGATGAGTGGAAAGATACAGATGTAATTGAAACTGCTATTCGTTTTCTTGATGGTGTAATGCAAGAGTTTATTGATAAGAGTAATGGTAAAGATTCACTTATTAGAACTCATCGTCACGCTAAAAAAGGTAGAGCACTTGGTTTAGGAGTAATGGGTTGGCATACATTTTTACAACAAAAGAATTTACCGTTTAATTCGATTGCCTCTACAGCTTGGACACATACCATATTTAGTGATATTAGACAAAAAGCTGAAGCTACTTCACGTCAATTAGCTGTAGAATATGGTGAACCTGTTTGGTGTAAAGGAACAGGTATGAGAAACACTCATTTGATTGCCATTGCACCTACTGTATCTAATTCAAGAATTTCAAATTGCTCAGCAGGTATTGAACCAATCCCAGCCAACATCTATACTTTTAATGGAGCTAAAGGAACATTTATTGTAAAAAATAAAGAACTAGAAACTCTTTTAGAAAGTAAAGGACAAAACACAGACAGAGTATGGGATCAAATCTTAGCAGACAATGGATCAGTCCAAAATTTACCAGATGAAGTATTATCACCAGATGAAAAAGAAGTATATCTAACTTTTAGTGAGGTAAATCAACTTGAATTAGTTAGACAAGCTGCTATTAGACAAAAATATATTGACCAAACTCAATCACTAAATCTTTCATTTGACCCAACAGATTCACCTAAGTGGATAAATCAAGTTCATTTAGAAGCTTGGAAATTGGGCATTAAAACACTCTATTACTTACGTACAGACAGTGTTATTAAAGGAGATTTAGGTTCTAGAACTGTAGAGTGTGTAAGTTGTGATGGGTAAATATATTTATAATAAACTATAAAAATTTTATATTATGACAAAAGAACAAATTTTAGGAATTATTAGACATGCTCTAACATTTGCTGGTGGTATTTTGATTACTAAAGGAATTGTTGATGATGCTACTTTTGCTGAATTATCAGGTGCTGCTTTAACATTGATTGGAGGTATCTGGTCTGTTGTAGCTAAAAATAAATAATTTAAAAATTAAACAAAAGGAGGGGCTCTTATGAGCTCCTCCAATATTTATTAGTATGCCTAAGTTGAAAGACTTAATTATGGAAGCCTTACCTATTTATAGGATAACAGCTTACCTTGTTACAGATTCAGAGACTAATATAACTGAGGTAATTGATGAAATTAGGGCTACTCGAAAAGTAACCATTGTTAACAATATCACCTCAGAAAAGTTTGATGAAAAAAATAAGGCTAGAAATGATGGTAAAGAAGAACACTTTGTCACTATAAAGTTTTTGTCAACTGAACCCCAAAAAGATATAGACTTTTTTAAAGAAACCATGATGAGTTCTGAAAAAGGAGATCCTAATAAAAAGATAACAGGGTTACAATTTATTAAATTTTTACCTGATACTCTTATAAAGATTTAAATACGTATGACTGGAATGAAGGGTTGTAAGCTAAAATATTGTATTACCGATTTAAAGTCTTACATGAAAACTAACCTACTTACAATTCTTGCCTTGTCACTATCTACAACTCTCTCTTTTATTTGTTCATATTTTATGAACGTAACCCTTAACAATGCCGAACAATATATGGCATTAGTGGGGGTTTTATTTGTAGATGGATTTTTTGGTGTTTGGGCTGGTACCAAACGTGAAGGATTCAAAACTTATAAAGCCTTAAAAGTTCTTAAATCTTTATTTTTCTGGATTATTTTATTAACTACAATTCTAAGTATAGAAAGCGCTTATATAGGAGCTGGATGGTTAAGTGAAACTATCATTATACCATTTATAGTATTCCAGCTAATTAGCATTTTAAAGAATGCCTCAATGTTAGATTTAATATCTAATGATGTTTTAAAAACTATTCTAAATAAAATAGACCAACATAAAAATATTAACCCTGAAGATTAAAAAGTTTTAATTCTACATCATTTAAAAAGATTTAGGCTTGGCTTTCGCCAAGCCTTTTCTTATCTTAACAAGAAAATGCATCCTATTAAAGTTATTGAAAAGAATTTATCTAAACTTCAAAAACTTAAATACAATCAATTCCTTTGGTGGAGAAGATGGTCAGCTAAAAATAAACCACTTCATAAAGACTCACCCTTATTAGATAAAATCAATAATGGTGACTATAATTTTAGCCCTTATTTTTGGCAAATTCAATATTGTGAATGGGAAATAGAACAAAAAAGATTAAAATACCCTGGTGATCATGAACGTTTTTGTGAAGAAAGTGTAATGGATTTTCAACGCCGTAAACGTTTAAGTGAAGATCATGAGAAATATGAAAAAGAAAATCTTACATTATTAAAGAAAGATTTTGTTAAGACATTTCGTATGACTGAAGAAGATTTTGATAAAGATGTAATAGAGTTTGATGGTAGTGTAAAAGATTTTTATATTTATTGCGAACATAAATTTCGTAAATATAATATACCTGAAACTGTAAAACCTCGTAGAGGGCGTCCTCGTAAAAATAAAAGTTAATGAAAGTATCACATGAAGTTCCTATAGCTTATTTAGAAGCTAGTAACTGGTTTAATGACTATGACTATTGTCTTCCACACCTTTTAGATTTGTACCCTGACTATGAAAAATATTTTAGGGAAGCAAAACAAAAAGGACGATATATTATAATGGATAATTCACTTCATGAATTAGGTGAAGCATATAATACAGATCGCCTATTATACTGGGTGAATGAACTTAAACCTAACGAATTTATCATCCCAGATGTATGGGAAGATGCTATTAAATCTATGCGTAATGCTAAAGAATGGTTACATGTAGAACTTCCTGATGGAGTAAAAAAAGTAGCTGTAGTTCAAGGTAAATCATTTAGTGATGCTATCAAATGTTACCATACCTATAAATTGTTAGGGTATGAAAAAATAGCTTTTTCATATGGAGCTGGTTATTATCATACTGAAATGTGTCCTCATCCTAATAGGGATATAGGTAAAGCATTAGGTCGTTTGTTAGTAATTAGCAAAATGTTAGAAATAAAAGCTATAAGTAGATCAGACGAAATTCACCTTTTAGGTTGTTCTGTACCACAAGAATTCTTATATTATAAAGGGATTGAACAAATAAAAACTATAGATACTTCAAATCCTATTATGGCAGCTTTTGATGGTACATTGTATAATGATTGGGGTTTGTTAGAAAAACCTAAAACTAAAATTGATGATGTAATTGGAGATAAAACTAATTTTCAAGTATATCAAAAAATTGAACATAACGTAGAAACATTTAGAAAAATAAATAATTTATGAAAAAACAAGCAGTATTGTCACTAAGTGGAGGTATGGACAGCTCCACATTGTTGCTTCATCTACTCGCCAATGGCTATGAAGTGACAGCACTGTCTTTTGACTATGGTCAAAAACATAGAGTAGAACTTGAACGAGCTCAAGATTTAGTAGACTATTTGAATAAAAATGGACAAAATGTAAAGTATGGGGTTATTAAACTTGATGGTTTAGCTCCTATGCTTAATAGTACTCTTGTAGAAGGTGGAAATGAAGTACCTGAGGGTCACTATAAACAAGAGAATATGAAGGAAACAGTTGTTCCTAATCGTAATAAGATTTTTAGCTCTATTATTCAAGCTGTAGCGTTAAGTATCGCTAATAAACATAAAACTAATGTTTATATAGCAATGGGTATTCATGCTGGAGACCATGCTATTTATCCGGATTGTAGGCAAGAATTTAGAGATATAGACCATCAAGCGTTTATTGAAGGTAATTGGGAAGCAGAACGAGTTAAATTCTATACACCTTATCTTCATATGGATAAATTTGATATCTTAAAAGATGGAGAAAAGTGTTGTAAAAAACTCTTTATTGAATTTGATGAAGTTTACAAGCGGACTAATACTAGTTATAAACCAATTTATATACCAGGATTTACTCTTCCATTTATTAAAGTAACATTCAACAACAAGTGGTTTAGTGATTATAAATCAGCTTCATCTGTTGAACGTATTGAAGCATTTATGAAACTTGGTCGTCCTGACCCTGTTGAGTATGCAGATGAGACAGGTCCTGTTACTTGGGATCATGTAGTTAAACATGTTAAAAAAGTTTTAAAAAATGCCTAAATTTCAATCAACAAAAGTATTTGACGGATTTAGTTGTGTATTTCGTCAATGGAAAGCTGAAGGAACTCATTGTAGATTCCTACATGGCTATGGAGTAAGTTTTAAAGTATGGTTTGAAGGTGAACTTGATGAAAAAAATTGGGTTTGGGATTTTGGAGGTATGAAACGAGCTAATGGAACTATTGATGGAATGAATCCTAAAGCTTGGATGGATTATATGTTTGATCATACTACTCTAATCGCTGAAGACGACCCCTATCTTGAAGGGTGGAAAGCAGTGGACCAACGTGGTTTGATTCAACTTAGAGTTATACCCCATGTTGGTGCTGAAAGATTTGCTGAGTTTGTCTTTAATAAAATCAATGATTTTGTTAAAGCTGAAACTGATAATAGAGTTAGAGTTACTAAAGTAGAGTTTATGGAACATAATAAAAATAGTGCAATTTATGGCGAGTAATAGAATTGAAGATTATAATAAAGTACTTCCTATAGTAGAAGTTTATTTATGTGTTCAAAGTGAAGGTAGTAGAGCTGGTATGCCTACTATAGCTATTCGTACAACTGGATGTACCCATCGTTGTTGGTTTGGTGAAGGTGGATGGTGTGATAGTTGGTATACTTCAATTCATCCTGAAAAGGGAACATTTACATTCAATGACATTATAGATATTTATGACAAATATCCTTATGTCAAGGAAATGATGCTTACAGGTGGCTCACCTACAATGCACTCAGCTTTAGTAAATGAATTAACCCATTTTGCAAATGAAAGGGATATTACAATCACAATTGAAACGGAAGGTTCGCACTTCATTCCCACTGATTATCCGATTGGTCTCATATCCTTTAGCCCTAAGTTTAATAACTCTGTCCCTCGTGTTGGTATTCTTACACCCGGTGGTAAAGTGGTGGATGAAAAGTTTGTCGAAACTCATAACCGTCTTAGACTCAATCGTGAAGCCATCAAGAAAATGATGGAATATCATACTGATTACCATTATAAACCAGTATGGGATGGAACTGAGGAGACACTTAAAGAAATTGAAGACTTTAGAATTGAAATGAATATACCCAAAAATAAAACTTGGGTTATGCCTGCTGGAGATAATAGAGAGGAGTTAATTAAAATCTATCCTAAAGTAATTGAAATGTGTGCTGAACATGGTTACAACTTTACAGGTAGAGAACATATAATTGCTTATGATACTAAACGGGGAGTTTGATGGAACTCATTACTACTCACCCAATTAAAAAATCTGACTTAGGATTTCATGGTAATTTATTTGGCGGTAAGTTATTAGCCTGGATTGATGCCGCTGGCGCTGCCTACGCCGCCCAGGTTTGTGACACTCCGAGAATGGTAACTATAGCTATAGACAAATGTATCTTTAAAAAACCAGCTCGAGAGGGTCAAATGTTAAAGATTTATGGTAGTGTAGCTGAAATAGGAACTACTTCCATCACCTTAAATTTAGAAGCTCGAGCCCATAGTGTTTATACAGGGCAACAATCTATAGTATTAAGTACAAATATTAAATTTGTTCGTATTGATGAGGATGGGAATCCTATACCATTAGCAGATAGAGTTAAAGAAAAAGTAAAAAATGGTTGGAAAACTAAATAATTAAAATGCAAGAAGCAATTAGTGAAAAAGATCTAAGCTTTGAAATTAAAATCTTAGCTAAGAAAATAAATGATGAACATAGAGGAGATACTACTCCTATAGTATTTGTTTGTGTTTTGAATGGAGGATTTATGTTCTTTAGTGATTTAGTTAAAGAAATAACTGTTCCTATTGAAATTGACTTTATAAGATGTAAATCTTATTTTGGGCGTAAACAAGGTGATTTAGTTGTAACTAAAGACCTTGAAACCAAAATTAAAGGAAAACATGTCTATATTGTAGATGATATCCTTGACTCAGGAAATACTATGGGAGCTGTTATAAAATTTTTACAAGTTAAAGAACCTAAAAGTCTAACTCCAGTAGTTGCTTTATATAAAGAAGGTAATTTAAATTTTCCTAAAGTTTATCATATTATAAAACAAGATACTGACTCTGTATTTGATCCTTGGTATATTGGGTATGGTATGGATGATGATAATGGATATAATAGAAATTTAAAAACTATTTATATTGTTTAAATTTTTTAATATTTATACTATATAAATTTTAAACTGTCTTTTATGCACCTATCTAGGCCCAAACTTCTTACTGAAAATAAGAATATTATTATAGAAAATGTAAAACAAGCTAAAATATATATTAGCCAAAATAAATTATCTACTGAAGAATTAAACAATTTAATCCAAATTGATCCTTCCCCAACTAAAAAATATGTTGGGTGGATGGCTAAACAGTGGATAAATAAAACTATAACTGATATAGATGATCTAAGAAATACAGTCGAAGAATTTAATACCTTTGCTGAAAAAGGTAAAATTAAATCTCCTGATATTAGCAAATATAAATCTTTTAATGATCTTAAAAAAGAAGTAGATGATTTAAACCAAAGTGGAGCAGGCAAATCATCTAAGGATCTAGAATCAGATTATGAAACTGTAATAGATGATAATAATCTTTTAATTATGGTCCCTCATACTCATGAAGCTTCCAGAAAACTAGGCTTAAGCCATTTTGCTTTCAGAGACTGCGAAGATGGAACTAAAGATTCAGCTTGGTGTACTACATATAAAGCCCCTGATCATTTTCTTGATTACTATTATAATAATAATATAACTTTTTATTATGTAAAAGTAAGATCTAATAATTTAATTGAAAAAATTAAAGAAGAATTTCCTAAAAGATGGAAATTACTAATAGTTGTAGCCTTAGCTGTTTTTCCTGATGGTCAAATAGATTTTTATGATGCAGCAGATAAACAATTATCTCAATCTGAAATAAAAAAATATCTTAATATAATTGGGATATCATGAGACCTCTAAAAATTTTAGGCGAATCCAAAATCCTCACCACCCGCCGCAGTCCTGAAGAACGTTCTAAAAACTACCAAACAGCTCTACAAAAGAAAATTCAACAATACATTAAGGATGGAGGAGAAGGTGATCTTGATTTAGCTAATACTCCAATTACCTCACTCCCTGACAATCTAAAAGTTGGAGGTACTCTTGATTTATATAATACTCCTATCACTTCTCTCCCTGACGATTTACAAGTTGGAGATAATCTTGGTTTAATTAACACTCCAATTACCTCACTCCCTGACAATCTAAAAGTTGGAGGTACTCTTGATATATGGGGTACTAAAATCACCTCACTTCCTAATAATTTAAAAGTTGGAAGGGATTTTTATTTTAGTGGTACTGAAATCACATCTCTCCCTAACGATTTACAGGTTGAGCGTAATCTTTATTTAAGTAATACTCCCCTCTCCTCCAAAACTGAAGCTGAAATCCGCCAAATGGCCCCTGGGGTTAAAGGAAAAATATTTGGACTTAAGTCTATTTCCGAATCCAAAATCCTCACTACTCGCCGCAGTCCTGAAGAACGCTCTAAAAATTATCAAACCGTCTTACAAAAAAAAATCCAACAATACATTAAGGATGGAGGAAAAGGTGATCTTGATTTAAGTTATACTAAAATTACTTCCCTTCCTAATAATCTAAAAGTTGGAGGTGATCTTTATTTAAGTGATACTAAAATTACCTCCCTTCCTAATAATTTACAAGTTGGAGGTAATCTTAATTTATTTAATACTCCTATCACCTCACTCCCTGACAATTTAAAAATTAAAGGTTATCTTAGTTTAGTTGATACTCCAATTACCTCACTCCCTGATAATTTACAAGTTGGAAGTCATCTTTATTTAGCTAATACTCCAATTACCTTACTCCCTGATAATTTACAAGTTGGAGGTACTCTTGATATATGGGGTACTAAAATCACCTCACTTCCTAATAATTTAAAAGTTGGAGGTAGTCTTAGTTTAGGTTATACTAAAATTACCTCCCTTCCTAATAATCTAAAAGTTGGAGGTACTCTTCATTTAGAGGGGACTCCCCTCTCCTCCAAAACCGAAGCTGAAATCCGTCAAATGGCTCCTGGTATTAAAGGAGAAATATGGGGTTTAAAAAATTAAACAATAAAGTTTGGTTTTTTTAAAAATTTTATTTATATTTACCTAAAAATTAGTTATGACTAACAATAGAAGAAAATTCCATACTGATATTGAGTGTGTTCCTTTTGGTTTTGCTAATGGAGCATCTTCCTCAACTCCTCTTAGCCCTGAGGAAAAAAAATCAATGATTAAAGAGGCAGCTGAACATTTTGGTAAGTTTTTAGATGCTTTAAAATGTGATTGGCGAAATGACCCCAACTCAATGGAAACTCCAATGAGAGTAGCTAAAGCATATGTCAATGATCTATGGGCTGGTAGATATAATGGTTTTACAGATATAACTTCATTCCCTAGTGATGGGTATGATGGTATTATTATTGAGCGTAATATTCCACTTACTTCAATGTGTTCACACCATCATCAAACAATTAAAGGTGTAGTCCATATTGGATATGTAGCTGGAGCTGAAGGACGAGTTATTGGTCTTTCAAAATTAAATAGAATTGTAGATCATTTTGGACGTAGAGGAGCAATCCAAGAACAACTTACAGCTGCTATCCATCAGGGAGTAGATAAAGTGTGTGAAGGAAATATTGGTGTTATTGTTACTGTTGTAGCTGCTCACAATTGTGTAAGTTGTAGAGGTATCAAACATGAAGGTGCTGCTATGATCACAACCAAAGCTTCAGGCGTATTTAGAGACGATAATAACCAAGCACGTAAAGAATTTTTTGACAGCTTAAAAATTAACAATGGAGGACATCAAATATAAAATATAAATATTTATTATAATCAAGTTATGAGTAGACAATTAGAATTATTCACAAGTGTTCCATTTGTAGATGAAGTTGAAGAGTTTAATGATTTAATGAACAAACCTAACAACTATGAACCCACAGTACCCGAAAAAAAAGAATGGAAGTTTGTATACAACTTCATCTTGGAAGAACTTGAGGAATATAGAGAAGCGTGTGAACAAGGAGACATCATCGGCGTTTTGGACGCTTTGTGTGATATTACTTATGTTTCCTTGGGGAACGGAGTTATGTTACACGGTCTTAAGGATAAAATTTGGGATGCCTATCAAGAAGTTCAAAGATCGAACTTATCAAAAGCTTGTTCAAGCGAAGAGGAAGCTCAAAAAACCGTCGAGCAAAGGTCCATTGAACAGAATGAGCCATGCCATTATGAAAGGGTTGGTGATAGGTATATTGTTTACCGATCATCAGACCGGAAAGTCATGAAAAATATTAATTACTTTAAACCAAATTTAAACCAATTTTTCACTCAAAATGAGTTACAAAAAACAAATTCGTAAAACTAACCTTAAAACCATCCCTAACCCAGATAAACATCAGAAAATTTCGTTTATTAAATCTGGGGTTAGAATTTTGGGTTATTGTTTTATTCCATTTAATGTTATAGTTGCTATGGGACTTCTTATTCTTAGTGAAGCTCTTGGTATTGTAGAAGAATTAGTCTAATGAAAAAGTTTCTTTATTTTAGTGCAGCATGGTGTGGGCCATGTCGCCAATTGGGACCTGTTATGGAACAGCTCTCTTCCCAATACCCAGTTAGAAAGATTGATGTTGACGCTAATCAACTTTTAGCTCAACAATATAACATTAGAAATATTCCAACTGTTTTATTAGTAGATGATGATGGTGATGTTTTAGCTTCTAAGGTAGGAGCTAATCCATCTCAAGTTTATGTTGATATGTATCATCAACACTAAATTATGTTCGATAGGCTAAAACAAGGAATATTCCCTTTTATTATAGCTTTAAGTGCTTTATCAGTATCAGTTTCAGCAGCTTTTTACTCAGTCACTGGATTGAGTAAATTGTTTGCTGGAGCTAGTACTGAAGTACTTATTATGGCTAGTTCTTTAGAAATATCTAAACTTGTTATAGCTTCTTTACTTTATCAATATTGGAATGTCATAAATAAGGTTCTTAGAACCTATTTAACCATAGCTTGTATTACATTGATTTTAATAACATCAGCTGGTATATACGGGTTCCTTTCATCAGCTTATCAAGAAACAGCTAATAAAGCAGGAAATATTGATGCTCAAGTTGAACTTTTAGAAAAAAAGAGAGACAATTATAAAGAGCAATTAGTTATATATAATACTGAAAAAGAATCTATTAATACTTCTATTAATAATTTAAGAACTGGCCTATCAAATAACACTACCCAAAGTGTTGACAAAAAAACAGGCCAGTTAATTATCACTTCTTCCTCAGCCAATAGAAAAGCCTTAGAAAAACAATTAGATCAAGCTATAATAAGACAAACCTCAGTCAATCAAAAAGTTGATAGTTTAAATACTTTAGTATTTGATATTGAAACTCAAATTGTAGATGTTCAAACTAATGGTGAATTAGCTAGTGAGTTAGGTCCTCTTAAGTACTTATCTAACTTAACAGGAATTTCTATGGATAGAATAATAAATTATCTTCTCTTAATAATAATTTTTGTTTTTGACCCTCTTGCCATATCTTTAGTAATAGCAGCTAATTTTACTTTTGCTCAACTAAAAACAGGAAAAATAATGGAAAATAGTGGTAAAGAAGAACAAAGAGAAGCATTAGTTAATATGATACAAGATGCTGAGGAAGCTGGGTTATATGAGGATAAAACAGAAAAACCTTTAGAAGTATACGGTGAAAAAAAAAAGCGTCGATTCCCAATGAATCCTCAAATGTAATTAATTACTGGTAATGTATAAAAAATGTTATGCTGAATATATTGGTAAAAACCAATATAAGATACATTTATGGACTGAAAATGATTATGAAATAATCCCCTGGCGTAACCCCGCGTATATAGAATGTCCTGAACATGAAGCTAGCTATCAGGGACTAAATGGAGAATGACTTAAAAAAACTTATGATTGGGATAAAAATACTCCTAATGTCCATTTTCATGATATGCCCCCATACCAAAAATTCCTTATTGAAAAATATGGAGTTAATGATGATGTATCTAAAGGACATCGTGAGGTATTTTTTGATATTGAGATTGAAATGGGAGGAGCACTCACAGAAGAATATATTCAAGCTGCTCCTAAGCCTGTAACATCTATTGCTTGGTGGGATAAAACACCTGATAAATGGGTTATTCTTATTTTAGATAAAAAAGGTCAAATTAGACATACTAAAGGACATAAAGAAATTGTTCCTTGTAGAACTGAAGAAGAATTATTAGCTACTTTTCTTGAAAGATATAAAGAAATCAATCCTGATATCTTAGTAGGGTGGAATAGTGATTATTTTGATATCCCATATCTTTATTTTAGGATTAGTAATGTATTAGGTGAAGAATTTGCTAATGCTTTATCTCCAATTGATATTGTTAGAGATGAAAGTCAATGGAATAGAGATGGATGGCTAAATATAGCTGGTGTTGAATCTCTTGACTACATGAAACTTCATAAAAAATTTAGCTTCAGAGATGAACCATCTATGAGATTAGACGCTATTGGAGAAAAATATGTTGGGTTAGGTAAGGTTGAATATGATGGTAATTTGGATAGATTATTTGAAACAGATATTCAAAAGTTTATTCAATATAACTTTCGAGATGTTGAGATTCTAAAAGCATTAGATGAAAAATTTGAATATGTTGGATTAGTTAAAAACTTGTCTCATAAGGGTAAACATAACTATGGTGA